ACCTAACAGATGTTACCGAAGGAGAAACAAAATGAAACAACCCAAACTCAAAGTGGTAGAGCAACACCACCGAGCACAGACTGAGGTGCGACCCAACATCCTCGACAAGAACTTCAAATACTATTGCGCCGCCGACACCGATGTGCAACGTACGTGGAGACGATTTGGTTGGACCCCAATAGAGAAGCAAAATGAAAGCGGTACTTGAGTTCAACTACCCCGAGGACACTGACAAGTGTCGCCGGGCGATACACGCAGACGAAGCGTTCAAGGCATTGCAGGAAATCAAGCGGAGTGTGGATCGGAAGTTTACGCACAAGTCAGACCTTGAAGAGGTTTTGAAGTATGTGTACGAGATTTCCGACTACGTCCTGAGAACCACTGGAGAAGACGTATGACATGGCCCTTTCCACCATTCCCAAACCCTAAAGACACGGGCAAACGAGTCCCTAAGTTCAACCCCGGCAACCATGAGGACGCGCCGTTATGACCGAAGAATACAAACAACTGTATGAGCAGGTGTGTGAGCAGTATGACGTTCTTGCGAAAGTCCTGAGCGATGCGACGCGGGAGGTTGCAGCAAAAGACGAAGCATTGGACTTGGCGCTGGAGGCGTTGACGCCATTTAGCACTCCAAATTGGGCTGGGACTGGTGCTGATAAAGCCAATGAAGCCATCGCCGCAATCAAGCAAGCACGATCGGTTGGGAGTGCCGCAATATGAACCTGTTTTATGTGGGCGAAAAAGTGTACGAGTGCAAACTCAGGGAGAAGGCATGACTTACGACTACCAAGGATCGCTGGCGCAGAAGCTGGTGGATGAACTGCTGGAGGTGGTTCACAAGTACGACGAGGTGATGGTGCTGCCCACCGCCCTCGGATGCCTTGACCTCGCCAAACTACAACTGTTGCAGGAACACATGGAGGATGACGAAGATGACTGAGATCATTGACTTCGCCAAGGCCAAGGAAGAAAGAGAGCCACATGTGGCAGGGCAGTTGTACTGCCAAGGGTGCAACCACGAGTGGACCGCCGTGTGGAAGCCGGGCACCACGGAGTTTGAGTGCCCTGAGTGCGGCGCTATGCGCGGGCGAAACAAGTTCGATGTGATGCCATCACCCGATGCGCACAGCTGGACATGTGTAGCGTGTGGCAACCAACTCTTTCACCTACTAAAGGACCGGGTGCATTGCCCCGGATGTGGAGAACAATGGAACTACGGAGAGATCATATGACCTGTAAACACCGCTGGGAAGAAGGAACCAACAAAGACCGACCCGCATACCGTTGCACCCGCTGTGGTGATTGGAGATTTGTATGACCCCTGTACGGCAGAAGAAAATCCGTACGCTACTACGCTCAAAGCCAAGCGGCCTGACGCCCATCGAGATAGCGGAAATCACGGGGATTCACCCCTCCAACGTGAGGACATCCCTGAGAGCCATGCCCGATGTGTATGTAGACCGCTGGCGCATGGGCAAGCGTGGGCAGTTCGAGAAGGTGTGGGTTGCTGTGCCTGTACCAGACGACTGCCCTCATCCCAGAGAGCGAACCAAGTGGGGCGCACACTACAAGAAACCAAAGACCCAATGGGTCATTACCGAAGGAGCGATAGCATGAACGACGAAGAACGAGATTTAGACCTTGCCCTTGCTGACGCAGAGGCAGAGAACCGCAAACTGAAGGCACGTATTGCCGACCTTGAACGAGTGGTTTCCTCGGCCAAGGATATGGTAGGCGCACTCAACGAACTGAGCGAGTACGCGACATGGGCCCGACTGCTGGCTAAACTTGAGAAGGACTTGGCGCGTCTATGAGAACATTCGCAACGCACGCCGTCCGCAAGCTACTGCGCGATAACCCTGACGGCATGGACGTAGGCACAATAGCCAACAACCTCGACCGAGAGCCGGGCAACATCCGCAAGCTGCTGTGCACAATGCCTGACGCCTACATCGACCGCTGGACCCGGTTCGGCGGTAAAGGAAGACCAAGCGCCATCTGGTGCGTGGTTGTGCCACCAGAAAATTGCCCACCACCTGAAAAAACCCAACCAAGGAGAAAATCATGAGCTATCCATTCCATTCCCTCTTACCCGTACACCTGCAAATGGAGTTACGTGCCGCCACGTCTAGCAACTTGGACTACACGATTAAATCTGTGCAGGAAACCAACCCACGGTTTTTTCACAACAAGGACACGCTGAACAGTCGCGTGTTTTTTAATCAGCCACGAGGAAAACTAGAAGGGGGTACGTTCATCCATGCGGCCCCAGCCAGAATATACGAGGAGAAAAAATGACAACTGGGATTGAAGAACTCAAACCTATGAAGAAACGTAAAGGGCGGGGACCCGGTAAGAAACCCGCACTTGACTGCACGAGCTTGCGACTGCCAAGGGAAGTGATGGCCTTTTTTGAGGAGCACTACCCCCATTCCAAGCAAGTGAAAATGAGAGAAGTTCTTACTGCGTACGTTAGAAGCCAAACCCAAGGAGAAATCAATGGCTAAGAAACCACAGTCCCAAGCACAGCGAATCCGTGACTATTTCACCAAGAACCCCGGCAAGACCGTGTCTGAGGTTGCCAAAGCAATGGGAGTGCCGTACCAAATCGCGTACATGACCAAGCGAGATGCGGATAAGAAAAAGAAGGCTGAACCCAAGCAAAACTGGGAGACGGTGCACATCAGCACATCCGACAACAGCATCGAAGCGGCAATCGAACGAGAGGTAGCGGCAATCGAACGAGAGGCAGAGTTTCCCGTGACCATGGAAGAGCCCAAGGCCGACCCAGTGAATCACCCCGCGCACTACAAGTACGGTGGCATCGAGACCATCGACTTCATCGAAGCCAAGGAGCTCGGGTACAACCTCGGCAATGTGGTGAAGTACATCACCCGCGCCGACCACAAAGGCAACCGCAAGCAAGACCTTGAGAAAGCCATGTGGTACTTGAAGCGAGAGCTCGGTAGCGCCTAACAACTGTTAGGGAAAATACCAAGCCGCCTTCGGGCGGCTTTTTTGCGTCTGGGTGTTGACAAAGTAAAGAGATGTGGTATTCTCTGGGTCCTGAAAACAAATTGGAGTATGAGATGGCGTTCGGAAAACACCCAGCGGTTGTAGATGCAGATCACTACGGCCAACTGAAATGCAAGTGCGGAAGCGAATACCTGCACCAAGGCAACATCACGGTCTTTGAGCGCGGTGAAGATGGTGACACCACCACGGTGATTGCCCAAGATGGTAAGACCGTCCAAACATCCAACTTCCCCGACCGAGATACCTGTAACCCCAGCCCCCGCCGACACGGACTGATCCTTGAGTTCGACTGCGAGGAGTGCGGCGTATCCAACGGCGTACCGGGCGGCACACTGCAACGACTTGCTATCTTCCAGCACAAGGGTTGCACCTTCATGGAGTGGCTCGACTGATGGCTACCACCCCAGAGGCCAAGGTCAAAGCCAAGATTAAGGCCATCCTGAAAGAACACAACGTCTACTACGCTATGCCAATCGGCAGTGGCTACGGTAACGCTGGCGTACCCGACTTCCTGTGCTGTGTGAGCGGCTACTTTGTAGCAATCGAGGCCAAGGCAGGTAAAGGCCAAGCAACAGCACTGCAACTCAAGAACCTTGGGCAGATCAACAAGGCGGGTGGGTACGCTTGCATCATCAACGAAACCAATCTTGACTACCTGAAGGAAGTCATCACCGAGTGCAGGAGGGCCGCTGAATGATCGAGAAATACCTGATTCGCTTTTGCGCACAGGAAGTGCGTACCATGATCACCCGGTTGCACGAGCGGCCCGATGACTTTGACTACGGCACTAGGTGGAGAGACTTGGCGGAAACCAGAAGTGGTTTTACATGGGTCGAGCGCAAGGTGCTGGACAAGGAGTGGGCCAAGTTCAAGAAGAACCAAAAACGCCGCGAACTGTTGGGCCTTATCACCAACGAAGTGCTCAACCCAACCCCGAAAGACCGATGGGGTGGCCTGAGCCACAGTAACTTTGCGCAAGCCCTGCAAAACCACAGCACCGCCGCCGTGGCGAGAGCGCAAATGAACGCCGCGCAGCTTAACGCAATGCAAAACCAGTACGCACAACAAATGAATGGGTACCAAGACCCACGATCACTCTACCAAGGAAACCACAATGTCTAATTTTTCAACAGGTGTCGAGACCGTCATCAAGCGCATGGAGACCAACCCCGAGGAGTTCTTCAACGAGGCGCACAAGTGGCACTTCATTTTCAAAGAGAAGTTCCGTGAGGTGCTGACCGAGCCCGAGAAAGGCGCACTGCACGAGGCGCTGAAAGCTGTGCGCCGCAAAGAGTTTGACTACAGCGTAGTGCAGACCTTGCTGAGAGACGAGGTGCAAGAGCAAATGAAAGGGGCGATCGGCGGGGCGTACACGAACACCGTCACAACGGGTACAGGCGCGTACCTTACGGCGGGTATCAACACCCCCTCCAGCTTTTTCTTGCAAGAAAAAGAAAGGGAAAAAGAACTAGAAACCCTCAAGTACAACGCTAAAGATCGGTACATCCTCAAATGAACATCATCACGATCGACTTTGAATCTGCGTACGGTGGTGACCTTGGGTTCAGGACTCAGACTACCGAGGAATACGTACGAGACCCACGCTTTGAGGTGATTGGTGTGGCGGTGCAAGTCAATGACGGTGAGCCCGAGTGGTTCAGTGGTTCAATGGCCGACACCGCTGTGTTCCTCAAGCAGTTCGATTGGGCCAACTCCCTTGCGCTGGCACACAACGCTGTGTTCGATGGGTTCATCATGTCGCACCACTTCGGCATCAAACCCAAAGGCTGGCTGGATACGCTGAGCATGGGCCGAGCACTTCACGGTACGAACGTAGGCGGGAGCCTCGCGGTGTTAGCCGAGCACTACGGCATCGGGGTCAAGGGTGAGCAGGTCAAGCAGTACATCAACTACTTCCGCAAGAACTTCACCCCCGAGGAGCTGGCCGACTACGGATCGTACTGCCGCAATGACGTGACGCTGACGTGGGACTTGTTCGGCTTGATGAGCCAAGGGTTCCCCAAGACTGAGTTGCGTTTGATCGACCTGACCATCCGCATGTTCACCGACCCCGTGTTGCGTCTGGACGAGAAGATACTGCGTGACCACTTGCTGAAAGAGCAAAGCCGCAAAGAAGACCTACTTCGGAACTTCGACAAAGATACGTTGATGAGCAATCCTCAGTTTGCCGACCTGCTCCGTGAGCTGGGTGTTGAGCCGCCGATGAAGAAGAGCCCTGCTACGGGCAAGCTGACGTATGCGTTTGCCAAAACGGACGAGGAATTCAAAGCCTTGCTGGAGCACCCAACCACCGCAGTGCAGACTTTGGTCGCCGCTCGGCTTGGAACCAAATCCACGATCGAGGAGAGCCGGACCGAGCGGTTCATTGGGATTTCCCAGCGCGGACCTATACC